CTGATATCCTTTTTCTATTAGCATGAAAAGCATTGCCAAAGAATCCTTGCCAAAACTAACTGAAGCATAATATCTCATACAAGAAACTTATTATTAGGTGAGTCCTTTTTTTTGCTTTGCCCTCTCGCTATTAACCTGTGACATACACATACGGCACCATGACGATAAACACCGGTATTTTTTTTCATGCGAAGTAATCGTATTTGCGTAAAACCGATTGAGATAGAAATAGTGGCCGCAATGGGTACATTTTTTCATCTCTCTACCACCTGCATCAAACTTTCTATTTCGAGGTTTACGACGAATAAGAGTACATCCCTTACAATAATTATCTTCACCGCGATATCGACGGCAATGCGAAAGGGATTTTACTCCACATTTCGCAAATGCTTTGCAATCAACACGTACAAATGAATGTTTACTCATAGCCTTCGTTTATTTTGAAACTTATTTAACACACGAGAAATTACCTCCATATTATCAGTCATCATCCATTCTTTTGCAACGTTCCAAGCAAGACTCATAACTGGATTAAAATTATCTTTCCTTACCGTATGGTGAGATAAACGTCCTTCAGTTGGTTTCAAATTCTTATCATGTAAAATACATAACCCATTTTCAAAGAAAGCACAATACTCTTTGCCAGCAACAGGTTGAATCATTGGAACAGCAACATTGATAACTCCTAAAAAGATACCGGTAGCCCAATTTGTCAGTTCCAATCTATCTGCGTAACCTGCATCAATAATCCTTTCAATATCATCAGGAGTACCAAGACAAGGAGTATGACATTGTTGTTTACAAATGCTACATGAACATTGAACAGGTACACGACCTGATGCCCTCATTACCCTTTGTAATGAGGCTTCTCTTGACAACTCCCCCATAATTATTCAGTAATTGAATTTAAGATAACTTTCGCACGCTCTATACACCAACGATTGAGGTATGACTGCCAGCAACCAATAGAGGGAGTCCACCTAAAAGTCTTATTTTCTTTCAACTGTGACCGGATTTCCTTACTCGGAATACCGGCAAAAAATAACTGCAGACGGTTCTCTTTAGCATTCTCAACGACACGTACACCACTGATAGTGTATTCTTTATCTTCTGTCTCTTTTAGCTTTCTTGCTCGATCACGACGCTGCTTCGCATCCCGGATACGTGCATTATTATTAGAAAGCATATAAGAAGGAAAACCATACTCACCATAACGGTCAGGCTTAGTTAGCTCGATAGCTTTATTCTCTGAAAAGCCTAAAGTTTGCAGTTGTTCAACCTTCGCAATATCATTTAGTTTTTTACTTCTAACTATCTTATTAGCAGCTTTCATCATTCCTTGAGCTTTCTCTAACGCATCGACCTTTTCTTGCAATCTGTCTACTGCGTCATCATCTCCTAAATAAATGGAGTTATTATTTTCAGTAGCTTCCGCTTTCTGTGCAAAGTACTCTGCCTTCTTGGAAAGCTCAATACTTTTATCCATTTTGGCCCCTATTTTATCCCGATATTTACGATCTGCTAACCCGTGCACAGGTTGTCCCATTGGAATAATACTTGCCATTTCTGACGATTGCCTGCAAGCTACATCTGCAGCTTCGTTACTTTTCCTTGCAAGTTCTCTGAATCTATCAGCTCTTGCTTCTTGCCTTTCTTTTCTGTTCATAATTCTTTGGTTTAATTTGGTTTGACTTTTATAAAATTGAAAGACCACAGCCTAAACTGTGGTCTTATCATTACTTCGACTTATCAGTAGGAAGCAAATCATCAAATAATCCGGGAACTCGCGGCTGTAACGCTTCAAATTCTTCCCGGAAAAACTCTTCTTTGGTCCTACCTTGCTTTTTCCCTTTCCTTGTATGTACATCAAAAGTATATACTGGGATGGCAATAGGATAACGTCTAACATCATCTATCCATTTTTCTATGTCAACATCTCTTCTGTCATAAATAAAGTTCTGCAAATGATCTGCATCCCGGTTCTTCCTACATTCACAAAGAAGAATAACCGCTTTGCTGACAAATATCCTGCCTTTGGGGGCAGTAGCATTTTTATTTACCAGCTCATGACCTTGCCATAATGCTTCTATCTCTTTTGTTATGATACCGAAGCAATCCTCTGCACTAATGGTATATAAACGCTTCCACACATAGTCGCGGTATCCACTCGCCCATAATTCCAAGGCAAAAAAGCCGGCTACCCCGGTATCAGCTCGCCGGATCGCTTTTTGCATTGCAGAACTCACCTCGAAGAAATCATATCCGCAAACTGTTCTAATAATCATAATTCTAATTTAATGGTTTGACTTTTAATTGATTACATCAGTAAATTTAGCTAAAAAAGACGGATATAGCAAACAGATTGAACGCCATTTAAACGCCTTTTTTACAGGTTATTAGAACTTGAATTTGCAGGATATGTTATACTGTACAAGCTGCTTCGTCTTATCCTTTCCATTATTCGTCGCACTCTTGAGCTGGATACTATCACCGAAGTTCTTTTTGATGAAAAGAATAGATTTACGTTCCTCTTCCTGATTCCTTATAGAAGCAAGCCCACCAGCGTTTACAAATGTGCTCTTTTGCTCAAAATTATAACGCAGATCGGTTAAAATCTTACGCTCTTTGTACTTAATATAACAGGAAATCCAAAAATCTTCTTTTAAACGTATCTCTTCATTCCACCAAGTGTTCTTGTTATAGATTACTCCATAACTGCAACCGGTTATCATTTTAGACAGGGAAAGAAAGCCGGTTTCGTCATACATAACAGGAGATATCCGGGAAGTGAAACCAAACAAATGCACGTCCATCATACTAGCAATCTCAAATAGAGATTGAATAATATTGGTGATTCTATCCTTATCTTTCACCCGGCACGGTTCACCTTTTTCTGCATAGATCGCTTTACAGGCATGAACATCATCGTCAAGCATGAAGAGTTCGCCAAAATGTTTCGCCATCCAATTACGTTTAGGGATGAGGCCGATTACATCGTCCGGATGAGTAACTATTTCACATTCCGGGTTAAACTGTTGGTACAAGTCAGCCTGACTTTCAGCAACACAAATGATAGGATCGTTCACCAACTTTTTAGCGAACACCCGGTCATGTCGCTTATGACTTGGTATTACTATTTTGCAGGGCATGGCGAACATCTTTTATGTCGATTACATTACTCTTACTTACTTTCCCGGTCTTGTACGACTTCATGTGCTGCATATCCAGCCTTTCACGAAGCCAATTACTATCTACCTCATTGCTTGAGGTTATGATAAACAACTCATGCTTTTCGTCATATTTAGGAATAAGGGGGTAAATAGCTGTATCATCTGTGATGGCATCGAAGCGCTCTTTAAATTCATCTTCCTTCTTCTCCGGCCCGAACTCGATACCCCAGTCTTGGAGTTCTGCTTTATTCCATTCATTTTCCATAACGTCCAAATCATTCTCACCGAAATTGACGTTATCCTTTGTAGCATACTCTCTCAACTTTTTAACAGGGGT